TTCTCTTTCTCTGGTTCCATTTGAATCTGAGTCAGTCATGCGGGCGTGGTTAGGTGCGGTCGGTGAAGGCGGCTTAGCACTTAACAGTGGGGTACCTGTGTTGCAAGAGTTTTACGCAATGTATTTGCGAGAATCTCACGGCCACAAAGCAGGTGACCACCCGTCGTTGGAAACAGGCACTTCATACCTTGTGCGAGGTTTAGAAGCTAAGTGGCGTCAAGTTACCGCAAAAGCACGATACAGCTTTTGGTTGGCCACTGGCATTCTACCTGACGAACAAGTCGCTTTGGAGAAGTTCTACACCAAGTTCACATACGCTTACCATTCCGATTCCCCTCGTGGTGACCTCACACCACTTCATCTGTACAATTAGGCTTTTGATAAATCACTGTAACAACAAATGTCCAAAATGTATCAACAACAACAAAAACAGAAAACAAAAGGATCCAAGCCACAGGCTCCTAGGAATTCCCACATCTACCGTAACATTCGGGACCCTTTGGTAGTAGATGCCACTCAAGCTACGCTAACCATTAATAATATCACAACTGATGGTTCTGGTAGTTCTGACAAGTCTTTCAGCCTATCACCATTGGGTGTCCAAACCGTTACCGCTCTTAACACAACTACTCCGAGTAGTGTCTACCTCGAGGTTCCGCACCTCCCTTGGCTATTGTCAACAGCCAGGAATTTTTCCTCTTACCGCATACTTCGTGCCAATTTGGTTTATACATCGTTGCTCGGTTCCACGAGTACTGGGAGAGTGTCTTTTTACTCATCCCCAGACTTCGCCGATGGTATTCCTCTTGCTACTTTGGGTAACTTGGTAAATTCTAGGACTGTTGACATGTCGACCGGAGCTTTCAAAGAGATTCGATATAACTTGAATATCGATTCTTCATGGAAGAAGATAACCTCCCAAACGTTGTCCATCGTGTCAACGTTTGGCCCCACCACCCCACTTAGTTTGAATACTGTTAATGACCTTATTTTCAGTCAACTTGTGGTTGTAGTTGCAGGGGGGCCGGCTAGCACTGCTATTGGGTCGTTAAACATTGAGTATGATGTAGAGTTCAAAGGACCCGTTGGCGTGGGCATCAATTTCTAGGTTGGATAGACTGTGGAAGGTCTTTAAATTAATGCAAATATCAAGTATCGCCAGGTGCTTGAGCCTATCATGGTGCGAAAAACAGTGTCCCGTTGAAGTTTAATGTGTACTATTATTGACCAAAATCCCCAGCTTCTCAGAGAGGAGCGTTTACAGATGGTCCAACAGCGATGTTGGAGGGCTCCAGG